TAAGGGATAAGGTTAGCGCTCGCGTTGCTTGCAATTGCAGTTCGTCGGTAATTTTCTGAGATGACCATGTAAAATCAGAGGCTGTCTGGCTATCATCGATCACGCCATCCGAGACTGCCTGCGCGGCCTGCCCCGCCCAGTGCTTAGCGCTTCGGCTTCCCGGCTCTACTTCACCCTCAGCCTCGGCCCATGCCTGCGCCTTGGTTTTGCTATCGCTTGCGGCCTGGGCGCTGCTTGCGGCGGCGGCTCGGTCTTCCCCGGTCTGGGTGCGATCCTGCCCGGCCTGGGCTCTATCCGCACCCGTCTGGGTGCGGTCTAGCCCTGTCTGGATTCGGTCAGCGGCGGTTTGCGTAGCGTCCTCGTCTGCCGACTGCGCTGATGCTGACGCTTCGCTGGCCTTGGTGGTGGCGGTGCTTGCCGCTGTCTCTGCGGCGCCCTTGGCGGCCTCAACGTCCTCCACATTGATCGCCAGCCCGATATTGCCGGCAGTGATGTCGGCGCTCAGTACGCCGCTGGTGTGGCGGGTCTTGGCCACATAGAGATTCTTGGTCGCGGCGACGCGGAAAACGTCATTAACGAAATACTCGGTCGCTGTCGTCCAGTCGCCCCGCCATCCAAAGCCTTGAAGCAGCGTTAGGTTTCCGTCGGCATCAAAGCCTACAACTTTGCGGCGGCGCTGCAGCGGTGTCGCGTTTAGCTCTTGACTAGCTTCTGAAGTGGGTAGCTTTAGGCTGCGATCAGCGTCGATGGCGACCTCTTGAAAGCCTGCCGTTACTTCGTCGAACTTCTGGTCAACCTGCCCAGCTTCTGCCGTGGTGCCTGGCTGAAAGCGCTGGCCTGCGTCGGTGTTGGAGTAATAGCGATCAGCCACGGCGGCGTCTCCTTTGTTCAAAGTGAATATCGTAGCCTAGGATTTCGTGCGGCTCACTGTCTGACGATGAGTAGATGGCGAAGTTAATCGCCGTGCCGGTGCCGCTAACGTTCATCGGTTCTTGCCCGAGCGAAGGGGTAGACCAGCTAAATTGATCCCAATTAGCCACATCCCACAAGCCGCCGCCGAGCAGAAATTGAATAAACTCCCGCCGCGGCGTCGCGGTTTCCAAGCGTCCATAATCGTAGTCGGTGAGAATGGAAATATTGGCGTCACTGCCTGAACGCACATCCCAGAACACGCGGCGGAAGCGCTTGCGTATTGAGGGGCTTTTTAGCGTGTTGTAGGCCAGCGTAAGGAACGCTTCGATGGGCGCACCGTTAAAGCTAGTGGCGTTGTTGTCGAGTCGATAGACGTTGCCCTGGTCGTCGCCAAACAACAGCACCTCGGCCCCACTGTCGCGCTCACCGCTGTGGGCAACCTCCACCTGTGCAGGAAAGCGTACGGTCGTAATGCCGGTTGGGCTCATATAGATGCCGGTGCCGTTATCGAACCATACGCGGTATTGGGCACGCTGCTTGCTGATCGCTGAGGCTTTGACGCGGGTAAACAGGCGGTCTTGCAGGAAGATAGGCTCGACGGCGTACCCTGGCTGCATTGGGCTAAAATCACCGTAAGCGTCGGTTGCCTCCATGCTGCCAATGCCGCGCTCCGCAATGAAGTAGGGCTGCATCAGGCTTTGCCCACTGTAAGGGCGCGCCCCACTGTTGGGCACGGTCACATCCAGGCGCCAGTCAGCAGAACTGGTGCCGTAGAGCGTTTGTATGCTGTTGCGGCAGAGTACGTGCAGTACGCCACCCCGGCCCAGCATTAGGCCGGTGAGCGTTTGCCCGACGCCGATCTCGCCCGCACTTCCGGTGGCAGTGTCCCAGTCGTCAGGAAGCCCCGTCGTGGAGTGCTGGATGCTGCCTTCAGTGAAGCCCAGGAATAAGTGATTCTTGAATAGCTCAATGTACGCGGCCCCGCTGGGGGCGTCGCTAACCTCTGCATAGCTCAGCGCTTTATCGGGAGTAATCATGCTCATTGGCGGCAAGCCGCCCACGGTGAACGTCACTCGCTCAATGTCGTTCGGCTCGATGCCTGCTAGATCAATGGCCATTTCTGTCGTAGTGGTGCCGTCGCCTACCATATCAGGCGGCGACAATAGGGCTGCGCCGTCGCGACCAAGCACCGTCGCCCCGGTAATATCGCGGCCTTTCGCGTCTTTCAGGGTGAGCACGTCCGTCGCGTTGGTAAACGTCACGCCGTCAGCAAAATGGCTTTCCATCGCGGTCACCAGCGCCGTAATGGATGCGTAGTCCGCTGCCGCTATCGTAGGTAGCGCAATCTCGAACGGCTTGCCTTCACCTACCCCGTACAAGCGACGTCCGCCTTCCGTGCCGGTGACATTGCCCTGCGTCCATTCATGCCGAGCCACGTTAACCTCGGACACATAGCGCCAATCATTATCCTCATGCACAAAGAGCGCCGCCCATGGCGTTGGCTCGCCGTCGCCCACGGCGGGGATGTCTACCTGCTGGCGAACGGCTAGCTCAAACGACGCAAACGACACTACGCCTAGCATCGGGCCAGTGCCGGGTACTTCTGGCCCTATTTGTGCATAGCCATCAATGCGCCGATAACCACCGGTCACTGGGCAGTCGTAATTAACGGCGGATAAGCACTTGCCCGGAGGGAGTTGCGCCGGCGGGGTGACCAGATCAATGCCGCCACTCAGAGGGATATAGGCTGGTTGGGTCATGCTAACGGCCCTCCTAGCGTCATGCGCGGCAGCTCTGTTGTCGCAACGCGCGCCATCATTTGCCGATAGTTCATCTGCGCCTGCTGGACAACTTCAGGCGCATTCTCGTACATGCCGTACTGCATCATTGCCCGGTACACGATGGCCATGTGATAGCGCGCGGGCATGCGGGGCGTGTCGGCATTGGCCGCAAGCTCCTGCGGGGCGCGCCAGTATTCAAAGGTGAGTATTGATATGGCGCTGGGCGGAGCGTTGGTGTGCAGCACACCATCCGGCGCGATAGCGGCGCAAGAGAACTGATCGTTGGATGCGTTAGATAGTTTATCCCACGGCACTGCGCGGATAGACTGGCCGCCTGCGCGCAGTGTATCGGCCGACCATTCCGCAAAATCATCAGGGAGCGGATACTGGCTATCGTCTGTGTTTAATTCAACGATGCCTTGCGCCCAATCAAAGCGCCAATGCTGCTCTAGCTGAATTTCGCGCCACGCCGACTGTACCCAGCCGATCAGCCGCGCCGATTCACCCGACTGACCGGCCACATTGGCGGGGCCATTCCCGGCTGCGCCGACTTCCTGGCGTAGCCGTTGGCACAGCTCTAGGAAGGTCATGGCTTACGCCTCGATTTCGCGGACAACTTGGAATGGGTAGGACAGCACATCAGTGCGCTTCATTGTTTTGGGGTCATACTCGTAGCGCACAGCGCTTTCTAGGGCTTTCACGACGGCGCGAGGAACGATGACTTTTTCGCCGCGCGTAATGACGTACATTTTACCGTTGATGCCTACCTGAACGGGTTGGTGGTCGCGGTCATGCGTGGCAATGATGATTTCAAAGCGCTGGGATGGCGTAGGCTCGGCGCTAGTGGCGGGCTTGATGTCTGACTCAGGTTCCCCCAGGTGCTCGCGAATCTTTTTACGTAGCGTGTCATCACCTGCATTAGCGGCGAACTTGACGCCTAGCTCACCGGCGGTCGTTTCAAGCGCTGGGCGCTGCATGGCATCTAGGTTTAGTTCTGACATTGCGGTTACCTCACGGCAAGCGGAAATAAAAAGCCCCAGCGGATGCCGGGGCTTGGTTCGTCCATACTTCGTTTAACTATTTAGCTTTTAAGCCAGCTCTGACGCGGCTGTCTCCAAGCGCGCCATCCATGCTTCATTCAGGATCTTGGCAACGAAGTAGGTCTTCCAGCCAACCGAGCCGCGCTGGCCGAGCGGATCACCGCCACGCGGGGTGTCCGGGTTCAGCACTTTAGGCGTAACGGCGCCCCGGCCTTTCAGTGGGATCAGGCCATACGACTCTTTCGCCACATAAACGACCGGATAGACGTCTGCCGAGGTGCCTGTGGTGGAGACCATTGCGCCTGCTGCGCCACCTGCGTCGGCAAACTTGTCCAGCACCGGGCTAAGCAAGTAGCGAACGTCTTCCACTTTGCCGATTTCATACGGGAGTGCTTTCATGCTGCCGTACTTCTCGGTGGGCACGAAGCCGACCATATCGCGAATATCGGCTTCTAGGTCGGTGTGCGCGAACGCAATGAACGCTGCGTCCACTGGCTCAGTGGAGTAGTTGGGCGACCCCCCTACCATGGCGGTGACTTTCTTGGCACGCTGCGCTTTCAGGCCACGGGTTACCGCGCGTTGCTTGGCTAGGCTGATCGGCGTATTAACCGCCACACGCTCCGTGCCATTGGCGAAGAACACGTTGGTGCCTGCACGAATCGCGCCCCAGGTCTGCACCTCGACAGTTTCAGCGGCTTGTTCACCGCACAGCATCGATGCGTCAGACAGTACCGGGTCTTCTGCTAAGTCGTTCACCACATCGGTAATTTCGACCCACGCGCCCCACTGCTTGATTTGCACTTCCACGTCTTCGTACTGCATCTGCTGCGCAGAGGGCGTAACGCCTTCCACAAGCGCAGTATCGGGGATAATGAACGGAATCGGACGGCGAAACTTCACCGTATCGGCGGCATTCTTTGGCATCGGCTTAGATTGGCCGAACTTAGAGAGCACCAGGATGGGCTCAGCGTGTGCCAGCATTTCGGTGGCGGCCCAGGCGGCGGTGCGCTGGGAGATATCGCCATAAGTAGTTGTTGCCATTGCGTGTTACCTCACGGTAAGGGATTAACGTTGTCGCGATCGTTTCGCGGCATAGTGTTCAAAGGCGGCGTCGAAATCCTCGGGCGTGCCCCGTTGCTGAGCGGCACCGCGGCGGCTCACTGTTTGGGCATTGGCGAGACGTGTCTGCCGTTTGTCGGTCGGTGTAGCATCAGGCTGCGCGTAGCCGTCGGCCCGCTTGTAAAAGTCGAGCAGCGCGGATGCGTCATCGGCGCTTTCGCTTTTAGCGAGGTCTTGAATCGCGGGATTCTGGCCTTGCAGCCATTCGTTAAACGCGGGCGCATTCACAACATCCTGCCAATCACTATGTCGGCTTTCTAAGCGGGCATATTCGGACTGCAGTTGCTGGTCGTGGGCCTGCTGCTGAATGGGCTGAACAGTGGATTCCAGTTGCTGAATCTGCTGTTCTAGCTGTGCTTGCTTCTGCCGGTCGGTATTTAGACGGGCTTCGAAAGCACGCGCCATATCAGGAAAATCCTCTTTGAACGTCTCCCAGTCGTCGCTGCCCATTTCCTGAGCCGCGCTGTCACGCTGCTGGTTGTCGCTCTGAGGCTTGCCCTCTGGCGTCTGTGGCTGCTGCGTTGACTGCAGCTGCCGATTAAGATCATTGATCTGTCGTTGATAGGCGCCCAAGCGCCCGCGCTGGCTGGCCTCGGAGTGTTTAAGTTTTTGGTTTTCCTGCTCTAGCGTTGACAGCTTCTCGCTGATGTCCGGCGCTTCTGCATCGTCAGCGTCGTCATTACTCTCTGCATCACTGGGCTTATCCTGCTCGCGGAAATACTCGTCGCGGTCGCCCTGGCCTTTCGTGGCGTACTCCTCAAACGCTGATTCAAAGTCATCGGCGTTATCGGTCGCGGCATCCTGCGGCTTGTCATCAAGCGGCTGGCTTTTGGTGCTCATGTAGCGGTTCTCCCGAACGGCTGTGGCGCCTCACGGCGCGAATTGCCTGCTATGCAGAGGCATAAAGGCAGGCATTAAAAAACCCGCTCATTGGCGGGTGGTTTAGTAATCGGGGTCTTGTGGTGGCTCTTTGGGCGGTTCGGGCCGGCTGTCGCTGATCAGGTCGTCAATCAAGCGAATCTCACCGCGCAGCTTGTCGTCAGCGGCACCGCCTGAAATCAGCGAGTCCACGGCGTATTGGCGTCGCTCAATCAGCCAGTCGTTAACGGCTCGCCACGTCAGCGAGTGAGTGTCGAGATTACCCATAGCTATCAAAGCCCTGCTCCATATTTTCGCGGCGCGCCTGGCGCTCGTTCTGGCTTTCCATTAGCTGTGCAGCGGTCTTGTCCCGTTCGTTCTGGAGCTTAGCGGTGGTTTTCTGCATCTCAAGCTCCATCTTTTGGCTGTCCATGCCCAGCTTCGCCTCCAATTCCGCCATGGTCATTTGATACTTCATCGCTAGTTCTTGGCGATCGCTTTCTTGCTGGGTCTGTAGCTGGGCGGCCTTGTATTGTTGATCCCATTGCTGCTGCTGCTGCGATAGCTGGGACTCTTGCTGCCACTGCTGAGCCTTCAGCTGCAACTCCTGCTCTTTTAGCTGCAACTCCTGCATCTTGAGCTGCATTTCAGGCGGCGGGCCTTCCTGCCCCTGGCCCTGTTGCTTCTGCTCTAACTCTTCATCGGTGTACGTCACGCTATCGACCGGCACTTGCAATGTGCGCAGAATCTCTTTGTAAAGCCCTTGCCAGTTGGTTAGCTCGGCAAATATCGGGTTATTGGCCGCGACTTGGCTGAGCATCATCAGCTTCTCTTGCTGCTCTTCGCGCGCAATCAGCACCGACGTGCCTTTAGCCACTACGTTGAAGTCGCCCTTTATCTCAGCGCGGTCGGTGTAGATCATGTGGTAGTCGTAGAAGCGGCGCACCGTAGGCACGCTAATGCCATCATCGAAATTCTTAACAGCGGAGCGCAGCACGATGTTGGAGTTGTTCATCAACATCTGCATGCCGGTAGCGGTTCGCGCGCCCGGCCCGCCACTCATACCCTCGCCTTGCAGCAATATGGGCAGGTTGGTTTCGGTATCAGCTAACTGTTGCGCCGCTTCAAAAATAGCGAACAGCTCGCTTTGGTTGTTCTGGATTTGCACCGACAGAAACGCTTGATCAATAGGCGCGTCACCGGTGTACTCCCACACCTTGTTGGGCGTTATCGTCCAGTCGCCGTTTTCGGGCGTAACAGCGCGCTTATTGACCACGATCTGTGGGCCAGTAGATAGCCCTGCGTTATCCATCATCATGCGCCACGCGGCGTTGACGACCTTTTGCGGCTGACGCATCAGGTACGGCACGCCAAAGCCAAAGATGCTGGAACCGTCTTCCTCCCAGTTGAAGACGCTATAAGGTAGATCGTCGCTGTCCAGTGGGTTAAGCGCGGCCTTGATAACGTGACTACCCACCATCAGAACGCAGCCGGTGTACTCAACAAGCGGGTCATCATCGATCTCACAGCCACACGCCTCTAGCTCGTCTTTGTCCAACGGCCCCCAGTATTCCCACATCTCATAGCGCCGATCACCTGTCACGGTGTCCACGCCAGTAATAGCGCGCAGCTCATCGCGTCTATCGCTAGCAATGTGATGGCCGTCTTTGTCCTCAAGAGCGCGGCGCAGCTGGTTAGGCATGACGCCTGGTAGATCGGCTAGTTCACGCAGCTGCTTGCGGTTGAGCAGCTTACGCTCGAAACAGAATTCGGCTTCACCCATGTTCGCGGCGGACATATCAGGAAAGAAGTCCCATGGGTCGGCGCGCTCTACGGCAGCGCGGTATTCTTCCTGCACCTCCATGGTGCTTTGCCCAGTCTGCGGGTCAGTCATCCAGGCGCGGCGTGAGCGATTGACGACACTCGGCCCTTTAAGTACGCCGACACCCAGCAGGCACGCATCTTGGATTACGTCGCGGGTGTGCGCGTTGTAGCAGCTCTCGGCAAAATCATCTTCGATCTGTTTTTGCATCTGGCGTGCAGCGTTTTCCGCCTGCTGCTTAGGGTCTGGCTGCTCTGGCGGCTGCTCCTGGCCTTCCTGCTGCATCATCGGTGCGGGCATCGCCTGCGGTGCGGGCGGCTGGCTCTGCGACACTGATGGAACGGGGGTGGGTTTGATGCCGAAATTGGTGTCGTCATTAGGCAGCAGCATGTCGGACAGCCGCGCTATCGCAGCCCGCGTCTTGTTGCGCGTGATGTTAACGAATACCTGGCTGCCGCCTTTGCGCTTCATGCGCGTCTGCTGGTCGGCGGTGTACTTGCCGTTGTATTGACGTAGGTCTTCTAGCCAGCGGGTTTCAATCTGGTTCTTAGCGGCCACTTGCTCATGAGCTAATCGGTGCAACTTGGTGCCCAGGATGTTCAGCTCTTCTTCTTGCTGCTGGCGTAGCGCTTCCCTTTCGTCGGCGTCTATCTCTTCAACGCCTTGGTCGTCTGCCATCTCGGCAGTCGCGGATTGCTTCATATCAGTATCCTGCGGTGGTGTCGCCGGGTTGGTAGGCGCCATTGCTGTTGGCAGCTGGCCGGGTGGTGGCTATGTGTAGCTTCATAATGAGATAGCGGGTGGCGTCCATCAGGTGGTCATTCTGCTTTACCACGCGGCCTTTTTCGTCACGGCGGTATAGCCGGTATTCGCCAAGCCAGTGCTGCAGGGTGGAAAAAACTTTCAGGCGACCCGTGCTTAACCGGTCCAGCACCTCAAGCAACCCTGCTTCAACGGCTTTATTAGCGCGAACGATGTTTAAGCCCTCATCCTGATATAGCGTCATCACCCGCTTGCCGTCGCTCTGGTTCGTGCCAGCGTAGTCAATAACGCCAGGTATCCATTCGCCCCGCATTTTGATGGCTTTGGCATGAACAGTAGGCTCAGCCTGCCCCCGGTAGTGCTCACTATTCAGGTAGAGAATGTCGGTATCGCGGTCGAGGGCGCCCCATATGCCAGCGGTTTTTTTCCAGCCAACGTCGAGGCCATAAGCCCGTGCCCACCAGCCAGGGATTTGAAACGGATCGCAGATAATGTCTTCTTCTGGCACAGGGAATATCGCACCGCTGCCTAGCGTAGGCACGCCGTTCATGCGCGCCTCAAGCTGGTGAGGGCTAATGCCTTTGGCCATGTCATCAATGTCCGCCTGCTTGATATGGGGCGCGTCTTTCCAGCCCGCCTGCACGACGTAGCGGCTCACTCTGATGCCACCGTGAACGCTGCTCCACCGATTGTCATGCTATCGCCTTCGCTGGCATGCGGATCAACTTGCCGTGCAATCTTGACGGACAGCTTGCCGCTTTTGATGCCGCGCTCTTTGACGAGATCGGCGATGCGCTTAGCGGTGGCCGTGGTGCGCTGCTGATATTTAGCGGACAGGCTGCCCGCGAGATATTCGCCCTGGATGGGGTCGGTCATACCGGCTCCTGCTCGTGTCGTGATTCAAGGAAGCTGATGACCAGCTCGGTGAGGCCAGATAGCGGCGTAAACGTCATCATCACAATGCCGCGTGTCGTCATCGTGCGGATAAGCGCCTCGTCGTAAACGTCTTTGGGCACTTCTTCATCCAACCAGACCACGTCTTGCTCGGTACCCTGGAAGATTCGCCTACCCTGGTCATAGCTGCGCAGCATTAAACGGCTAGTGCCGCCGCTAATATGACTGACATTGATTTGCTCGTAGAGATTAGCGACGCCGCGTGCGGGCGTAGGTTTGCCAAGCTTGTCGCGGGGGATGAGGCCCGAACCGAACTCTGGCGTATCCCACTGCCCGCCTAGCAGCTTGCTTTGAATAATGTCGCGCGTGGTTTGACTGGTATCGCCTGCTGCTAACGCGTTAATCGGCTTATCGAAGACCTTGCCTTCCCACCAATGCGGGTATTCGCCGGTTAGGTGGTAGGTCATTTCCGCACCGCCCGCGATAGTTTTCCCGCAACGATTCCCCATCATCATCAGGCGTTCTTTGTGATGCAGGCCGGCGCGAAAGAATTCTATATGTTTTTCGTACAGCTCACGTCGGAAAGGGCCATCGTCGGGGAATAGCTCGCGGATTAGGTTGTAGCGACGGCGCCTGGCTTTCTCCTCTAATGCACTGAGTAGCGCTATTCGTGCAGCGCGGTTATCACTGCTCACCGCCCACCTGCCTGCTTAGTTTCGCGATGCGCTTCTCAAGCTCGTCGTCGGTAAGCTCTTCTTCCGGCGCGCGCTTATCGTCAGCGTCGAGATCGAGCCCGTAGTTTTGGCGCTCCATCTTCACGATACGCTCAAGCGTCTGAGTGCCGTGCCCCAAGCACTTGCCGACGTATTCAAGCGGCACGTCGATCTCAGTGGTTTCTCCGCCGCCTAGATCAACGGTAATGGTGCCACTAGCAACCTGCCCCTCTAGTAGCTCAGCGTAGCGCTCTGCGATAGTGCGCCAACGCTCCAGCGACTTGCGGTGGCCCTTGACCACAGCAGCGTTCTCGTTCGCTGCTGATTCAATCACCGCTTCATCTTGATCATCGTAAGCGGCTTGGGCTTCAGGCGGCAGCGAGGCGCGGGTAATCTTTTGCTGCGTACGCTCGCGCACCTTGCCGGATAGGTCTTTCTGCCAGTCGTGCTTTTTGGCGCGGCGCGAGATGTTCGAGCGGTTAACGCCGTGGCGCGCTTCCAGCTGTGCGAGCGAAAAACGACCGGTGCGATACTCCCGCTCGATCAGCTCCCAATCGTTTCGTTTAGCCATAAAAAACGCCGCCATTACTAGCAGCGCCTCCATTAATAGGTGCCGGACGCTTCACAGCGTGCGGCGATAAAGGCAGTGCCTCACGGCATGGCCTGCGACGCTTCACAGCGTGGCGTGTCGCCTCACGGCGAGAAGTGGTTAAGCTATTTTGCTTCGTGCAGCTGCTGTTTGAGGTGATAGCCCATCAGCGGCCAAATCTTCTGCTCTGCATTCTGGCGAGCAATCTTGCGGCCAATCTCTGCATCGAAGTTTTCAGGCGATGCACACGCTGATTCACCTGTGACGGTAAACCCATTGCGCAGCACTAGGACGCAGAAGGTCAGCAGCCCAAGAGCGATGTTGTAGTCACTTGGCTTGCCTGTCGCCATTTGCGCACCGTATACACCTTGCTCTGCAGTGAAATACTGCTCATCGACGATGTTCGCCTGAATATCTGCCGGCGTAATGCGCGGTGCGGTTTTACCTTTATCCTGAATCTCTTGCTCAATCGCTTGATCGTTCATATCAATCTCCATTACGACATTAGTTGATCGCCCTGCGTGAGCGCTAGATCACCCGTTGATAACGGTTATGTTAGGGCGCTCACCGATGCCGCCTATAGTGGTAGTAAGTTGAAAGCACGACGACAGTCATGATCCAGCGCAGCCGAAGCCACGCTGATAGGCGTCTAGCTGCAAAGCTCGCCCAGCATCGCCGCTTGCTCATCAGAGTAGGCCCATAGCTCGTTAATGTAGGATTCGATTACGCGGTAACGTGCATCGCCGAGCGCATCCCAGAGGCTGCCTTGATCAATAATGGGCAGCACAGGCTGTGGTGGCGGCGTGCATTCTGGCGTGACGTTAATGTATTCGGTGGTTGAGCAGCCGCTAACGGCGAAAGTGGCTATCAGGGCGAGTAGCAGTAGGGCGTTGATCGGCTTCACGCTGCACCTCGTTAGATTCT